AATGACTTTATACGTTCAATGAGTTCGTTGACCTGCAGGGTCAGCGAACTCACTGTAGTATTAGCTTGCTGAAGTTGTTCGTTGGCAAGCTGAAGTTGTTCCTTCAAAAGTTCTATAATTTCGTCCTTTTTCATAGTGCAAAGGTACGAAAAAATATCGAGATATGCAAGGATTTTCAGATATTTATTTTTACTATCTTACTGATATACAATACGTTAAATATAGCATAGCAAAGCTATAAGTTAAGCCTCTTTCTATATTTCATGCTTTTTAGGCAAATTCCGCTCATGATGGCCGATAGTGTCCTGTACGGCATTTTGCATTGTTTGTTCTTGGGGTCAAAGAATGGCAATTCAAAGGTTCCTCGCTCCAGTCGCTTCTGGTACAGCAAGAAACCATCGCCATCCCATTTGAGCATTTTTACCTGCTGGCGGTTCTTGGAGAAGAAGATGAATACCGCACCACCAAGTGGCGGAAGTTCCATCTCGGTTCTCACTATCTGATACAAACCATTTATGCCCATGTTCATTCGGACGTATCTCTGGCAGACATAGAATTGGGTACTCTCATTCAAGCCAAACATACTGCATCCTCCTTCTCATAAAGTTTCATCAACGCCATAACAGACTTGGCACATCCTTTTTTAACGGAAACCAAAGTTCCATTTGGAAAGGTTATGTTTATGCCATAAAGGAGATCTTCCATAGGAAGATCTATGGCAGGAGGTTCCATAGGCACGAACATCATGCCTGTACTTGATGTAGATGCTTCTGCTTTTTCTCTGCGGGCTGCCTCCTGGGCTTGGCGGATTTCCTGCTTGGCACGTAAAACTGAATATCCTTTTTCGCACATCCAGTTCATCATGGTGCGATGATTTATATGTCTTTCCTTCAAGAAAGGAGTAAGTTGAGCCTTGGGGTTTCGATTCAGATAGACTAAAAAGGACCCCCAAGCCTTCTCAAAACGTTCGTTTGCTGTCATAATTCATGTGATTTTAAAATTATGGTGCAAAGGTACGAATAAATGAGAAGTCTACAATGGTATAAACGCGGAGCCGCTTACATAGAAGTATCATAAATTCAATAGAAGTATCATAAAATTTAGGTAAGTTGCTTGCAAAAAAGCCTTTTTGAGGATTTATGTCTAGAAATACAGGCACAAAAACTAAGGTCTAGTATTTCATTTTATAGAATTGATAATGTCTACTATTTCCGTTTTATAAAATTGATAGTGTCTACCTTTCTAGTTTATAAAGTATGCCAATATTAACTAGGAATAAGATGGAAAACACAGACAACTGTAGTTAGGAATAAGCACATAGGTTGGTCTCTTAGTGCCCGTCACACGGGCACTAAGGGATCAAGTGACGGGTATCGATAGACCAAGTGTTGGGTACTCATTGCCCGTACTGCGGGCATTGGATGCCCATTTCATGGGGTGATTATTGGGCACTATTTTGAGCAAGCAAATTGTAGTTTTTCTATATTTAGTTGACTATAATTTCGTGTTTTTTTTTTATGATGCATCATGGTGATTTAATGATACTTCTACAAAAATAATGATACTTCGATGATACTTTATGTAAAATAAACAGAAAAGTATCATTCTTGTAATGTGTTGTATATCAGTAATATAAGTGGTAAATTAGCTGAAAAATGAGACTTTGAGACTTTTTTCGCGAAAAAAACTTTTATGTGCGAGAATAAACAAAAGGGAAAAACATGTCATTTTCCTAAAAAATAATAGTAAGTTAGAAAATAATCTCTTGAAAGCCTGTCTGTCTCATTTCTTTTTGTTATATTTGCATCCGTAAATATCAGTATGTTGAAGATAAAGGCTGATATGATAGGTAAATATCATTATAGTGATAGATAAACTAATAGAAGATTATGGCAGATTTATATGAATATTCTACTCCTGAGTTGGTACGCTTGTTGGGAATGAGATTCAAGGAATATAGAATGCGATGCAATCTCACCCAGAAAGAGGTAGCCGAGCTTACTGGGCTTGGCTTGACCACCATCCATAAGTTTGAGAATGGCACTGCGGGCAATCTTTCGCTAGCCACTTTTCTCCTCTTACTGAAGGTGGTTGGGCAGATTGATGCCATCAATGATGTGCTTCCAGAACTACCCCCTTCACCTTATCTGATGAGAAAGGATGAGAAGAAAGCGCAGAGAATACGTCATACAAAACGATGATAGATAGATCAGTTCCATAGAGTCGGCTATCAACGCTCAGTATCCAATCTTTCGGAGTCGATGCTCAGAGATTTGGTTGCGAAATATCTGCTGAGATAGAAGAAAAGTGATTAAAAATAGAAAAAAGGAAAGAAAAGTGAGGCTTATATGCAAATTTTCCCCCAAAACTTGTGGCTATGTCGGGAAAGTTTTGTAATTTTGAAGCGGATTTGGTGTATGCCATCTCCAAGACATATTAGAATATAAAGAGGCGTTATGCTTATCTTGTAACTTTGGAAACCTGAGAAATTTTCAAAAAGAGATACAATGGTAGCATAGTGGTTCTCACGCATAGCGTGGGCTACTATTACTATATCTGTATCTCAGGGTTTTCTCAGGACCTCCAAAGTTAGGTGTGGTATATGTAGACCACGCTTCTTGTATATGAAAGTTTAACTAATAAATAATGAGATTATGAAAGTAATTTTAAAGAAAGCCGTTGTGGTTGTTACCATAGGAATGATGGCAATGCTACAGTCTTGTTCTAGTAATGACGACCTGGATGGTTACACTCCTACTAATTTTAATGTAGGTGGTAAAGTAGAAAAAGGTCCTTTTGTTAGAGGTACAGCCATCCAAATGCAGCCTTTAGATGTTGACCTAGATGAAACAGGTGAATCTTTTACTTCTACGATTACAGATAATGAGGGTACTTTTACTTTTGGATCTAAATTGTTAAAGTCTCCCTATGTAAAACTGTCTGCTTCTGGATATTATTTTAATGAAGTAACTGGCGAACTTTCTAAAGGAACCTTGGCTTTAAATGCTGTTGCTAATCTTCAAAATGCAGCTGATGTGAATTTGAATATTCTTTCACATCTTAAGTATCAGAGAGTTATGGATTTGGTAGCTAAGGATGGTAAGTCATTTAAGGAAGCAAACAATCAGGCACAAGAAGAAGTTCTCAAGACTTTTGGTCTCGAAAAGTATGCCAAGACTGATGTTAATCATTTCTCGATTACTTCTGGTACTGATGAAGCAGCAGCTCTTATTGCCGTGTCATCTTTAATTCTGTACAATCGTTCTGAAGCACAAATTACTGAATATTTATCTCAACTTTCAGAAGAGTTTGCTGAGGATGGTAATTTCTCAGAAACTACCAAACTACAAATTCGTAAAGATATGTTCTCTTTGGAAAGCAAATTGCCTCAAATAGCAGAGAATATCAAGAAACGCTATCAAGAGATGGGTAAAGAGGTTGCCGTTAAGAATCTTATCTATTTTTTCGATTGGGATGGAGATGGAACTGCAGGAAATGAAATTGCGCCTGAAAATCATCCTGTCAGTTTGGAAACAAATAATATCAATGTACCTATGGAAGGTGGAAGCTATGAGGTAAAGGTAAATACAACTGTACCTGTTTACTTAGAGCGACCAAGTATTCCTGGTGATGATATATACGATAATTCGACTTCTGTTTTGGGAATGAAAATTTATGAGACCGGAAGTGGAAGTGAACCTTGTATCAACTATTCTAAAGAATTGAATAATAATATCTTAAAGGTGGTTGTAAAGGCTGCCTCTTTTAGAAAGGAACAAGCAGTTTCAATTCCTTTATATGATGGTATGGGTAATGTAGTGGCTCGCTTGAACTTAACTCAGCAAGCTAATCCTAATGCAGAAATCATAGTGCCTCGACTCGGAAGTGATGGCATCAGTTGTGTTTCTGAATTTATGAAGAGTTTGGCAAATGCTGTAACCCTTGAGGCTCAGATGAATTATCGTTATACAAAGATAATAAATGATCCTAGTTTTGTTGCTCCTATTCGTAGCAGTGAATCGAATATCCATAATTGTTATATAAACTCATACCAAGCGCTGAATATGATTGCAAGATTGTATAGAGCAGATGCCATGTATAGGGCAGTATATTCTCCTTATCTGAATGTTTATCGAGATATGTGCTACTATCAAATGTTGATTTGGTGGGGTGGTGTAGTTGTGGTGCCTAATGCAGGTTTTGAAAGTTATGCAGATCCTTCAAGAACATCCGAATCTAGTATTCTACAAATGCTGGAAGAAGAACTGGTAGAAGCAATAAGAAATTTGGATGAAAAGAAATGTGTAGCTTTTGCAACCAACGCCAATGATGCTCTGTTCGTATCGAAGGATGTAGCTCGTATTCTTTTGGCGAAAGTATATATGTACCAGCAAAAATGGGCTGCAGCTAGTAATTTACTCCAAAAAGTTGTTGATAAAAGCATATATCCTATAGAAAAAGTTCCAACAAAATATACATCTGAAAACAAAGATTTGATATTGGCTTTGATGGTTGGCAATGAGTCAAGAGCCTCTAGAGTATATGTAGATGGAAGTCCTGAAGATGTAGTGCCTATTATGACTACTACGGACGTCAAGCTTTTATATGCTGAATGCGAAATTCACTTGGGTAATAATGCAAAGGCTTCAAAATATATTTCAGAAGTAGATAATGTGAATGGTATTTCCGGAACAAGTGTTTCTGTTGAAGGAATTAACCAACTGAGGAAGTCTCTTAAATTGCAAGACTATTTTGCTTTCTTGAAAAGGAATGGTTTGGCGATAAAAGAACTCGGATTAGAAAAATATCAGTTGCTTTTACCTATTCCTCAAAATGAAATAAATATGAATCCAAATATGACTCAAAACCCAGGGTATTGATATACAAAAATAGGGAGCGTTGATATTTCATAACGTTCCCTATTTTCTTGAAATAGACTCTGGTAGTCTAGTCTGTAAAGTCTTATTTTATGATAACAATTAGCCCTAAGGCTCTGATAATTGGCTACAAAGATATTGAATACCGCAAAGGATTTTAGATAAGAATATGCCTGAACAGGGGCGGTAACTCGATTTTTAAGGCCGTTACCGCCCCGTTTCAAGCATGTTTTGTTTAATTGTGGTTCTATTTTTGCAGTGATATATTGTTAATAATCAGAAAAATGCTTGTTTTCTGAAATATTATCTGTATCTTTGTACATTAATTATTAAGAGTAAGATTATGGCTTCAAAGAGATATCCTTTGGGAATACAAACGTTCTCCGAAATCGTGAAGGGGAATTACTTCTATGCTGACAAGACGGCTATCGTCTATCAGTTGGCTCATTATGCCAAATTTCATTTTCTGAGTCGCCCACGTCGATTCGGAAAATCCTTGTTTGTATCTACTCTCAAGGCTTACTTTGAAGGTAAGAAAGAACTGTTCAAGGGACTTGCCATCGAACAGATGGAGAAGGAATGGACGGCATATCCTGTCATCCACCTGGATCTGAGCTGTGGTAAGTATTATAGTTTAGAGAATACATATTCAATTCTAAACGGAATACTAGAAGTAGAAGAGAAAAAATATGGTTTAAAAGTTAATCCAATAGATGAGAAGTCTTTTGGAGGTCGTCTTAAGAACATCTTGCTTGCAGCAGCTGCTCAAACAGGTAAACAAGCAGTCGTTCTCATCGATGAATATGATGCTCCAATGCATGATTCTGTCAGTGACGAAGACTTGCAGAAAACCATCCGCAATATTATGCGAGATTTCTTCAGCCCCTTGAAGCAGCAAGAGGGAAACATCCGCTTTGTATTCATCACAGGCATCTCCAAGTTTAGTCAGCTCAGCATCTTTAGTGAATTGAACAATCTCAAGATTCTCACGTTGAAGGATGAATACAGTAGCTGTTGTGGTATTACCAAGAGTGAATTGACTCAGTATTTCCGTGAGGGAATCGAGGAGATGGCTGAGCATAATGGACTCACTTATGAGGAGACCTTGCAGCAACTCAAGCAGCATTATGATGGCTACCACTTCAGTATCAATAGCGAGGATATCTTCAATCCTTACAGCATTATCAATGCTTTGGACGATAAGGAGTTTAATAGCTATTGGTTTACATCTGGTACGCCTACGTTCCTGATAGAACTGATGCAGCAGAAGAATTTGGATATGATGGACTTAAATGATATCTGGGCTAGAGCAAAACGCTTCGATGTTCCTACTGAGACGATTACTGACCCTGTGCCAGTCCTTTTCCAAAGTGGGTATCTTACGATTAAGGGATATGACAAGCAGTTAGGTATGTATTACCTCAGTTTTCCTAATCAAGAAGTTAGACAAGGGTTTTCGGAAAGTCTTTGCCAATATTATATCCCTTCAGAGGTAGGCGAACTTGATGCTATCGTATATGCTTATAAAAAGAATGTGCTCATCAATGATAACATGGAAGCTTTTATGCCTCATTTGAAGGCATTCTATGATAAGTTCCCATATACGATTATCAACAATAATGAGCGTCACTATCAAGCCGTGATATTCACCATCTTCACCATGCTTGGCGAAGATGTGAAGGTGGAGCATACCACTTCGGATGGAAGAATAGACCTTGTGCTCAAGACGGATAAGAGTATCTTTATCTTTGAGTTGAAATATAAGAAGTCTGCCGACATCGCCATGGCGCAAATCAGCGATAAGAACTATGCCAAGGCTTTTGCCGATGATGGGCGAAAGGTTGTGAAAGTGGGTATTAACTTCTCGGAAAACCAGCGAAGTATAGAGGATTGGGTGATAGAATAAATGAAATAGAAGAAAGTTGGTGACCTTCATCAGGTGTATATCACCACACAATTATAGATAAAAATATAACTGAACAGGGGCGGTAACTCGATTTTTAAGGCAGTTACCGCCCCATTTCAAGTATGTTTTGTTCTTTTGTACAGTCGCAGAACTTAGATAATCACCGCCGTTCCGCTGCATGTTACCATCAGCATGGAACCGCTCTTTCCTACGGTTTCGTAATCCAGGTCGATGCCCACGATGGCGTTGCAGCCCAGAGATGCGGCACGGTCGGCCATCTCTCTGAGGGCTGTATCCTTAGCCTCGCGGAGGGTGCTTTCGTAAGAACCGCTTCTGCCGCCGATTACATCACGGACACTGGCAAAGAAATCCTTTACAAAGTTGGTACCGATGATGGTTTCGCCGGTTACTACGCCACGGTATTCACGGATAGGGTGGCCTTCTATGGTTGGAGTGGTACTCAAAATCATAACGTATGTTCTAAATAATTGAAAATTAAAAACTTATGCAGACTGCTTTTTTCTTGTGCAGTTTTTATTCAGGTTTTTCACGATTTCGGGCGTGAAGCCAGTTGCATAAAACTCCCCAGAGCCAAGGAGCAGCCAGTATGGGTTGATGTGGTAATCACGGACTAGGAACTGAACCCAAGACGGACGGAAACGACCGTAATACTCGGCAGGCTCGTCTCGCAGGGACATGATGTTCCAGCGGTTGAGACCATACCGGTCGGTTATTGTCTTGAGACCGCCAATGCAACCATCAGCCTTCAGGCGGTCGATGGCAGAGAAGAAGCGAACTACTATATCCACATCAGCGGACATCAGATTTTTATCTTCCATATTTATCTTATCTTTTTGTAGGCTCGACTGAAAACGTTTTCCAGCCTTGCCCGATGATTATTCAATCTTTGCGACCAGTCCTGCAACTGAGCCAGTGATGGTCGAGAAGCCAGCAGCCCATCCACCTCGGAAGGGGTGAGCACTGGCAGGTATTCCTCGTAGGCGAGAAGGTAATCAATTCGGCACATTCGGCATAACTAACATTACAAGGATATATCCGAGAACAGCAGCAAAGCCAAAGTATAGATAAATCTTTGCTATCTTCTCGTTTCTTGCTATTATGTAATCATCAGCTTCAACCTCAACCTTGCGCCTAGTCAATTGATGCCCATCGTATCGTTCCCCTCTCTTGTAGCGACCATCAGCGACATAGACCGCCTGCGATGTATACTGCCAGCCATAGGCGGTATGTTTATTTTTCAGCTTTCTGTAGCCAACAATCAGCAGGACAACTCCACCGATGATACTAAACATGAAACCAACGAAACCCCAAAACCAAGCAGCACCAACAGAAGGGACTATCGGCTGGATTCCTTCATTCTCTACCTTTCCAACGCTGGAAACACGACCAGCACAACCAGCAGAAACATTCCGGTGCGGTATAGAGTGAGCATCGCCATAGATGTTATTGCTGACAACACGACCAGCATCCCTTCCTACCTGATTGACAGCAGAGCGAACGAAACCCTTTGCCAGTCCATTAATGAAACTTCCCATACGCTATTTATTTAAATGATTAATATTTCTTTCGTAGAACTCATTCCAAGCCTTTTTCTTGATGAAGATGAAGAAGAGAAGCAGTCCTAGGGCGACCATCAGCAGATAGAGCGGATGGCACAAGACACCGAACCCGAAGGAACGCTGGAAGTCGATGCAGAACGAAATCAGCACTCTGTAGGTAGAGAACGCCCGATGAACCCAGCAGAACCCATAGGCTAGACTGACGATGATCCAGGCGATGAAGCCGAAGAGCGAGCAGTCGAATATCCACTCCGTGAGTTTTACCCGAATGCCGAACGAGAGCAGGGTGCAGTGCACCAGCATCACAAACGCACCCACTGGAGGGATGATGCCTATTATCAACCTGCTGGCTTTCCATAGCCAGCTTTTACCGAGAGCGGCAAGAAGAACCTTCTCCTTCCGCTCTATGAAATCCTCATCTTTCATCGTTACTTAGAATTTTAGTTGATATTGTACCTGGAGCGAGAACTAAAGTTCACGCAACCATTTCTGACCAGATTTAGTCTTAGACCAAATTACGAGACTGGTGCCGATAACCGCACCGATGAACATAAATAAAGTTGCTAGTTCCATAATCTAAACATTTGAATTGTTATAATTCACGCAACCACTTCTGACCTTTCTTTGATTTCAAGAAAATGCCGAATGCAATGGTCATTCCCAATGCCATCACGTTAAATAACAAGAATGCATCCATAATCTTTATTTTTTAAATTTCATTATATAATTTGCAAGGTACGCAAGTGATGCGCCACAAGCCACACCCGACACCAAGCAGACTTGATGAACCGCCTGCAATGGGTCACCAGTTAGTAGTGGAGACAGACCACCGACAGCAACGCTTCCGTACATCATTTTCGAGCAGTCGTACAGATACCCAGCCAAGAGTTTTCTTCTGTCCGTCTCCCTATCGTCTGTTGTTTTCTGACTAACCATAATCTAAAGCAAGTTATTTTGTCTAAGCCATTTTTTCCCGTTTCCAGTGAGACAGAATGCGAGGAACACCATACAAGGCACTCCCACGAACAAGAAAGCTAAATATACTCCCATAATTTATTTCTCCTTTTCCTTTTTGCCCTTTCCATCCTTTTTGTTGCTGAGTATGAGACCCACGACCAGGCAGAGGAAGGCTAGGGCGATTCCAACTATATAAATTAATACTTTATCCTCGAAATCCTTGAATAGCGAACTAATCACGACACCAGTCAAGATGTATTTCGACACATCAACGAAGTACGAGCCTAATTTTTCTATCCACATTGCGCTGCAAAGTTACTAAATTATTTTTGTCCCACAATGGCAAGCAGGGTTTCAACTTGCTTTCGCAGGAAGGAATTTTCATTTTCGAGTCTTTCAACTTTTGCCATCAAAACCGATTCCAGTATAGTTGAAGGCTTTTGTTCTTCTGAAGGCTCAGGTTGCTCTAAAAGAAAATTAGAATCAGTCCCTATCTCCTCTTTGTACTTTTGAATTACATCTTCAACCTTTTGGGCAAAATCAAGTTTGACACTTTTTGCTCCTAGCCTTCCACTTAGATTTTGAGGGCTAGTCCCCAAAGCTGCGGCTATATAATTTAGAGGTATTCCGTATGATTTGATACGTCTTTTCAGTCCCTCTCCAGTTACGCAATAATGCATCTTTTCGTCAATCATTACTTGCTTTTTTTTGTCAGGTATTGGAGGAGCACATTTTGAAACCGCATTTTTGACCCTTTCGACAAAATCGGCACTAACTCTTTCCTTTATCATCTTTGAACGAATGTTTTGTGGACTGGTATCCAATTCCCTTGCTACATCGCTCATTGTAAGCCCAGAGTATTCAACATACCTTCTTAGCTCTAAACCAGTCATACGCTACCACTTATTTTTGTTGATAATTGCGCACGAAGGAACTTGATTTCCTCGTCCTTATCTGAAACCATCTTTCTAAGCAGTTCTAACTCCCTAGCCAAGGCATCGGTTGGGCTGATAGTCTGCGTGAACCCTTTACTATTCGAAGCATCAATGTTCGAGCCGATAATTCCTGCACCAACTTCGGATGGACTTGCAACCGTTGGAGAGAACATCGGTTCGATACCTTTTTCCAGCCAGTCAACCGAGACGTGCAGTGCACTGGCGATTTTGTAAATTACACGGTCGGAAAAACTTGCTTTTCCATTTATGGAGCGAGATAGATTTCCTGTGTCAATACCAGCCATTGTCGCCATTTTATTGATGGACATTCCACTTCTTTTGCGAAGAAGTTCAACTCGCTTTGCTATTTCCGTATTATTGTATTCTTTTGTAGTCATACATAACTATGTTTTAAATAATTGTAAACAACATTAAAAATACATTAAAACATTATGTATATCTTTGTATATTACAAAATGTTTTTGTATTTTTGCAACCGAATTACATAACGAGTTTAAAAACTCTTTGGCAAAGATAAACAAAATAATTTAAAATACAAAGGAAAATGGGAGAAAATTTTAATTATGATTTTCGGACACCGTTGCAGAAGCAGCAGGACGAACGAAAGAAGAACATCATAGCGATGTTTGCAGATTTCCGAGCAAAAGCACCTGCCGAGACCTCAGACAGCAGAATAATGCTCGCAGTATCACAGCGTGTTGGTTGCACCCAGCAGAACGTGCGTGTTATCCTCATCAAGGCTGGATTGATAACACCAAAGAAGAGACGTGCAGCCGTGCGCAAATAATCAAGTAGAACCATTTAAACATTCAGAGCGTATGAAGAAGTTTATCGAGATTATCACAAGTGACGAAGTAATAAGCCTGGCAGTTGCCATCGTATTAGTAACTTTAATTTTTTGGAGGGCTTAGTTATGACGAACGAAGAACCAAAGGTAGCTGACGCAGGCAGATACACCATGACAGAAACCTGCAAGGTACTGGGCATCCATCGCAACACCCTTCGCAGATGGTTGCAGGCTGGTAAGATGAAGGTCAAATTCCGCAGAATCGACAACCGCAAGGTTATCGAGGGTGCAGAAATCAAGAGAGCGTGGAGGGTTGCCCTATGATGCAGGCATACAAGAAAGAGAAGCAGCTAACAGCGAAGTGGGAGCAGGAGCGAAAGGACAGCAAGCGACTGGCAACCATGAAGGAAGCTGAAAGACGCATTCAGGTAAGGGAGTTCGACAACATGCTTTGTCTTTCACTGGACGGAATACCGGTGCTCCCGATGAGCGAGTTTAACAAGCAGACGCTTGCGGACGCACGTCTGACATTATTTAACTATTTAAGCAGACGGTAAGAGCGTATGGAACCAAGAATTATCAAACAATGCGAAGAGGCAATGTACGATGCCATCTGGCTGGAGTTAGACCGTGATCCACAACGACCAGCGGTTGCAAGGGTAGACATCAAGACCAAGGCAGGCGACATTTCAGTCTGGTGCGACAGAACCGGGAACACGGCAGTCGTGTCGCACAAGAATAACAACAACGACAGCGAGCGGCTGGAGGAAGCTATCGAGGGCTGCGTTAACTATCAAGACGTGATGGACGACTGGCTGGAAGAGAACAGCCAATACGCAGACCAAGACCCGATGGACGCTTTCGAGGAAAGCAGGCTCGACAGCCTTATGGCTCAACTGGTTTGATTACGATGTTAAACAATTATTATATGGCTCCCTGCAGCGGCAGGGCAAAGGGCGCACGCAAAACTCATTTTTCAAGGTTATCTAAAATTAGTTGTTTTTACCATGCAATATGCGGAAACGACAGCGTGCGCCCTGCAACGGAAGGGCATCCCTCGGCAGCTGGCAAGGGGGGGAGTTTTGGCAGTCAACTGGGGTTCGAATCCCCAGCCTTCCACTAGAGTTAATGAACAATAAGTCGAACAATAAAAAGAACGAATTATGGAAAATGAAATTATTCAAGTGAGCGGTGGCGAAATGCTGGAAGCTATCAACCGCTCGGAGATTGACGGACAGATTGCAACAGCGCACAAGTTCCCGAGAGACATCATGCAATGCAAGAAGAACATGGTAGCATTGGCAGCCATGGACGATGATGTAGCCTACAACTGCTTCTATCACCTCGAACGACAAGGTAAGGACGGAAAGACAACAGTAATCGAGGGTCCGAGTGTCCGATTTACAGAAATCATTTCTGCATGCTGGAAGAACCTGCGCATCGCTGGACGCATCATCGCAAACGATGGCAAGACCATCACGGCACAAGGCGTCTGCCACGACCTAGAGAGCAATGTTGCCTACTCTACCGAAGTGAAGCGCAGCATTCTGACATCGAAGGGGTACACCTATTCGCAGGACATGCAAGTGGTGGTTGGCAATGCAGCCGTGGCGATCGCCCAGCGTAACGCAATCTGCAAAGTCGTGCCGCAGGTATTGATTGCAAGCGTGGTGAAGGAAGTGCAGGCAAAGGCACTCGAACACATAAAGCAGACTGGCGTACAGAGCCAGTGGAAGAGCTGCGTAGCCTGCTTCCAAGTGTACCAGGTAACAGACCTTATGCTGCTGGAATACCTGGGCAAGAAATCAGCCGAGGAAGTCACGGCAGAGGATATTCAGAAACTGGCTGGTGTGTACAACTCCATCAAGGAAGGCACGACCACCGTAGAGGAGACCTTCAAGAAGCCAAAGCAGCAGGAAGCAATCGCACAGCAGGCGCAGGCAGCAGCCGAGAGCGCACAGAAGAAGGCAGAGAAGGCAATGAGCCGCAGCCAAGGAAAGACTGGCACAGCAGCGAAGAAGTAGTTTAGTTTATAAAGTTATAACGTTTGCCCGAACCGCCACGGCACAACCTATGGGGTGGGCTCCCATCATAACCTACCAAGGGAAGCCGTGGCAATTTTTAAACATTCAGTAATAATATGGCAGAAAAAGAAAACAATCAGAAACACAAGAGCACCATCGACAAGTACTTCAGCAGAACCGCAGATGGGTACAAGGCATGGGCAGAAGAAGCCGAAGAAGAAAGATGCTATCTGCAGGCTGCAATAGAGCCGACTGGAGATGCAGATGAAGACGGAAACCAAGGATTCGATTTTCATATTGCTTACCACGGTAAAACCGCTTACCTCGCAGATGGAATTGCTCAAGCAATGCAAAGGGATAAATTCCTTCGCACAATCGTTATTACAGCAGCTAGAAAATTCTTTTTTGATAAATAAAACATTCAGACAATGAAACAGATAATAAAATACAAAAGCAGAGAGGAGTGGTTGCAGAACCGCTCGAAGGGAATTGGTGCATCAGAGGCAGGCACAGTGCTTGGCTTGAACCCATGGGAGACCCCATACCAGTTATGGAGACGCAAGAAGGGCATCGACCCACCAAAGGTTGAGAACTTTGCGATGGTTGCAGGACACCTGCTGGAGGATGCCGTGGCACAGTTCTTCAAGCGAGAGAGCCACTGCCACATCATCAAGGCGAGCACGGACGACTACACCATCACGAACACCGATACTCCTTATCTGAGAGTATCTCCTGACCGCACCTTCTGGAGAACCGGAGCAACACACAACGAAGCGAGCAAGAGCATCCTCGAGTGCAAGACAACGCAGATGCAGATAGATGCAGATGACCTGCCGAAACATTGGTTCTGCCAGCTTCAGATGAACCTCGGAGTGGGAGAATACAAGGATGGAGCACTTGCCTGGCTGACAGCAGGCAGGGAGTTCGGCTACCGTGACATCGATTTCGACCCCGAGTTCTTCGGATGGATGAGGGACGAGATAACCAAGTTCTGGCTTGACTACATCGTGGGCAACCAAGAGCCGCCAGCATACAGCGCACAAGACGTTCTCCTGAAGTCTCCTCTACATGTAGCTGGCAAGGAAGTGACTGCAACGAAGGAGATACTCGAACAGATTGCTAGGCTCAAGGAACTCAAGGTTCAGAACAAGAAACTGGAGACCGAGCAGGATGAGATTGAGGACAACTTGAAGCTGTTCTTCGGGGACGCAGAGAGCATCGTTTCGGATTCCGGAAAAACGCTGGCAACGTGGAAAGCACCGAAGGTAAGCGAAAAGTTCGATGCCAAGGCTTTTCAGGCAGACCATCCTAAAGCGTGCGCCAAGTACATCAAGCAGGTTCATGGAGCACGAAGATTGCTCATTAAGTAAAGGCAGGGCTTATGGCTGTTCCTATATCAAAAACCGACCTACGGAATATAATTTCCCAACTGGAGAATTATATTTCCCTAGGTGGGAAAGTGACAGCACCGACCGACACAAGCCAGCGGAACAAAATCCGGATGGCTACAGTGTTAAAACGGAAGCTGGAAAAGAAATTATCATTATCAGAGTAAAACATCATGAGTGATTCATTTATCATATATACATCATATTTAAAAATCTTCGAGCAACTGACCGATGCACAACTCGGGCAGCTAACAAGGCACATGCTTTCTTTTGCTAAGACTGGCAAAGAACCTTCTATCGAAGATCCTCTCGTTAAGTTATCTTTCGCATTCATCAAAGATGATATGGAGCGAAACCAGCGTAAATACGAGGAGAAGTGCGAGCGACTCCGTGCAAATGCACGAAAACGCTGGGATAAAAAGCAATTGGATTCAGAAGCAAGCGAAGACATGCAAAAGCATACAAACGTATGCAAAAGCATGCAAATGCATGCAAATGCACAAATTGCAATGCATAATGATAATGTTTATGATAATGTAGATGTTAATGATGTTTCTAAAGAAACAAATATATTAGAACCTTCTAAAGAAGCTTCTATGCAAAGTTTTTCCGAGAAAAACGTTTGCGCTGCATCAGAACCGCAAAAAAGTTCTGAGAAGAAGAAATCCAAGAAAGGCGAAATCGACTACGCAGCCATCAAGGACTACTGGAACGAGCAGCACGACAAGACCAACAGCGCAATGCGAAGGCTGACGGTGATGACGGAAAACCGCAAGGAGGCAATCAGAGGAAGGCTCAAGGACTGCAAGGGAGATATTTCCAAGATTTACCTGGCAATCGACAAGGCTATGGCTAGCGACTATCTGAACGCAGGGCATTCCTGGGCATCGTACGACTGGGTAATGACAAGGAAGTATTTCCCGAAGGTGCTGGAGGGCAACTACGACAACACCAAGCCAGCCGCAAGCCAGCAGCCGCAATCGGCAGCAGTCAAGGCGCAGGATCCATCAGCAACGGCAAGACCGAGCATCGGGGAGCTCTACGAGCAAGCCAAGCATCAGCAGCCAGCGAGCCAGCAGAGCCAAGACAGCAAGTTCCGGTGGGTAATCCAGCAGAACCTTGCAGACTTGAAGAAGAACCCGAACAACAAGCCAGCCAAGGATTCGCTGACAAGATACTACGAGAAGGGAGTTCTGCAGCGGCTGGGCATCGATTGGAAGCCCGAAAAATAACGAATGAGGGCAAAATCAGCCGCTCTTGGACGTTTTCACGCTTCGGGCGGTAAATTATAAGGCAAACAGATTTTAAACACTTTAAACAAAAGAATTATGGCAAAAGAAGTAATTGTAATTAATGAACCGAACGAAATAGCCAAGGATTTCGAGGAAGGTACATTGCTGAATGTTAACGGTAGATTATTGAAAGTAGTGTCGGATGATGATGTACCTGCACTGCAGAATACTTGCGATATATGTGCTCTTGACACTAAAGGGTTGACAGAATTTTGCCCTTGTGCAAGATGTAGCGATATTCACTTTAAAGAGATTAAAGACCATGAATGAGTTGTTTTTCCACGAATGCAGAGCCGCAGGGCTCGTATTCAAGACATCGAACGATTGGTGCAAATGGCTGACCGATAACAGCTACGACATCAAGAAGCCGGTCGCAGAGCATGAAGGCTTCAAGTATAACATCAAGGATGAGTGCATCAATCCGCACGTAATCGAGTATGCCGTAGAGGGTGCAGACAACTGGGGATGGAAGGTAATGACCGCCAACACCCAGTTCGGCTGGATATGGGGCTACAGCATTCAGAAGGGAAAGCATGGGTACGACAGCCCGGTAGCCTACCCGAGTAGATATGACACTCTCAGCATCTTCTACGGTAACGAGAAGGAAGCGGAGCATGATGCCCTGACCTGCATCATCAGAGACCTCGAGAAGAATGCTGGAACCAAGAACACCAACCTCCTTCTCTGGGCGGCTAAGAAGAAGCGAGCATACATCATTCATCCACAGCAGGAACTTTTTGGAAAGGAGGTGGAGGGATGAAAATATCAGCATTTATAAAACTTCTTGAAACTCACAAGAAACAGTTTGGTAATATAGATGTTGTTGATGACTTGGGATATATCACAAATGACCTTGTATACAACGAAGAAGATAATTCTTTGATGATAGTTACAGACACATTCAGAAAAGTAAGAAGAAATGAAAAAGATTGAAATCATCACAGATGAACACCGACATCACGTATACGTTGGCAACACCGACTTCTGGCTTAATACCCAGGAACTGTTGGAACTTTATTTTAAACTCGGACGAGTGAAGTTATAACAATAAAAACATTCAGATTATGAAAGTGAGAATAGCCAACAATAAAAACATTCAGACAATGGAACAGAAAGATATTGATATTTATGAGATTTTGAATGACGTAGAGTATGGCACAGAGTTATACACGTCAAAATGCGGAAGGGTGTGGCTCAGTGGAATGGCAAACGACAAGGACAGTGCGAAAGCAATCTGGACTGAGGACGAAGCTGGAAGAGAACATTTTTTCGACAAGAACGGAAAAATCGATAAAGAAGGAGAACATCTGCTCTTCCCTTCGAAAGAAATGAGAGACTGGAGCAAGTTCTTCAAGAAGGGCGATGTGCTTGTTTCTACAGACAGAAATGTACATATTATCTTTGAAAAGTTTGTGGATGATGCCTACACAAAATTTAGAGGCAAGCATTATCTATGGGAAGAAGGGGGTAGTATGGTGAGATTTGAAGAGAATGAATACTACATGCAAACATCTGATTTCAACAAAGCAAATAAAGAAGAAGCTCAGACCTACATCAACACCATTGAAGAGCGGCTCGGTGGAAAGCTGAACCGGGAAACACTGGAGATTGAGAAGCCAGCGAAACTTACGTTTGAAATCGGCAAACTCTACGTTTTCAATGAGGACGATGAAGACGGAGAGCTGACAATCATCGGCAAGCTCATCGACAAGAACGAAAGCGAAGATACGCTGACATTCGGCAACCAGTACGAAATCGAGAACGAGAAGTTCGTGACCGACCAAACCTTCGACCTGCGTATCAGCGTTAACAAGGAACTTCGAGAAGCGACAGAGAACGAAGTCGAACTGTTCAACAAACATTACGACATCTGGAAGAATGTGAAGGAGCAGCCAGCCTTCAAGACCTTTGACAAGGTGCTGGTAAGGTGCGGAAAAGGATTCAAGTGGCTTCCAGCGTTCTTTGTCCGTGACCGTGGAGAGGATTTTGCATCTAGATACAACGTCTTGCCTTTACATAGCGGAAAGGCAGCAGACTTCACCAGCTGCATCCCATACGAGGGTCATGAGAATTTTGCCTTCACTGACTACGACTTCGTAGACTTACCATTCTAGGACGTAATGGCGAGCGAACTGTGCAAGGCTTGAGATGCCGGGCGAAACTGCTTAAATGGGCTATACTGCCCGGCACGCAAGCAATATGTAGAACATCAGGCAATAAGTGAATGCAATGAGCGATTTCGCAACAAGGGAGAAGAACAGAACGTACTACCAGGAACACCGGGAACAGATCCTCAGAGCCACGAAGGAATGGCGAAAGAGAAACCGGGAAAAATACCGGGCGTATCAAAAGGAGTACTGGAGTAAGCACTACCGGAACTACGGTACGAAGAACCGGGTAGCCGACAGAGCGATGCATGAGAGGAAGAAGCCGGACGTAGAGAAGGCTCTATCCATGTTCAAGAATCCGCAGCAGGCAGCGCATCTGGCATGGCTGCTCGAAAACAAAAAGAATAATCGGTCGTGAGTTCAATAATAGAGTTTTTAACCAGCGAGGACAGAAGGAGATAGGCTCTAATATCAAAACAAATAAACTTATAACATCTTGAAATTACGATATGAGAGCCGGAAACGCATCTCCCGAAGTCTGACAACAAACAAAGAAAGCGAGGTGGTACATGAGGAAGTAAGAAAAAGAAATCGTTAGAAAATTATGCTTTTATTCATTCGGCTGGCGGTGGAAGAAGGAAGAACCCTGCAACATATTCATTTTGTTATTCATTTATTTTGCACCCGCAGGCACAACTTCCGGAATCCCTGCCAGCTTTCTCTATCGCAACCGAAAAGAAGGGAAAGAAAGGGGTAGGGGAAAGATAGGGATAATAACGCATGTGCGCACGTATATGCGCACGTAAAGGGTGTTGGTTGATAAACCACACCAGCAAAACAAAATAAACGCTTATACGCGAAATTTGAACAAAATAAGTACTTTAAAGAAAAAATGAAATGGAAAAAGGAACAGTTATAATTGGCATCGACCCCGACATTCAGGAAAGCGGAGTTGGAGCAGTCTTTGACGACAAGAAGTTTCTCGCCTATAAGATGAACTTCCCAGCTTTGATAGATTACCTCAAGGCTATGAACGAGAGTTGCAAGATAAAGGTCGTTATTGAAGGCGGCTGGCTCAATAAGAGCAACTGGCATGTGCTAAATAAATTCATGACAGCAGTCAAGGCAGCAGCAATCGGACGCTCTACCGGAATGAACCATCAGACCGGAATCTTGATTGTCGAGTGCTGCAAACACTACAATATCCCCTGCGAAATCATCAAGCCATTGAAAAAATGCTGGAAGGGGAAGGACGGAAAAATCACGCAGGACGAAATTGCTTATTTTGTAAGCGCAGGACAAAAGTTGCCGAGAATGAACCAAGACCAGAGAGACGCACTTCTCCTCGCATGGGTCTGTGCAGGATACCCGGTCAGAGTGATGCCGAAGAAACCGCAGACAACCCTGCAGAAGACCATCAGAGCCTTTGATGGATAAAATAAAACGAAGTGTTGGAAAAAGTTAAAAGTGGGCAAAGAGCGAACAACTAAAGCAAAAAAGTAGTATCTTTGCGCCAGTGTTTATCAAATAAGCAGTATTTCGAACTTAAAACAAGAAGAAAATGAAAACAGAAGAAATCGCACTATCGAGGGTCAGCGAGAACGAAGCGAACCCAAGAGAGATAAGCCAAGCGAACTTTCAGAAGCTTGTGCAGAGCATCATCGTGTTCCCACGAATGTTGACCCTGCGCCCGATTGTTATTGATGAGACCTTCCATGCATTGGGTGGCAACATGAGACTGAAAGCCTTGCAGCACATTGTCACGATGGACGAAGCAGGCATTCAAGTGAAGCTGGATGCAGAGCAGCGTCTTTCCGATGATGAGCAATCCGCATTGATGGAGTACTGGCAGGGATGGCAGCAACAGCCAACAGTTACCGTGGTGAGCGCATCAGACTTGACAGAAGCACAGAAGCAGGAGTTTATGATTAAAGACAACCTATCCTTCGGTAACTGGGACTTCAACGACCTTGCGAACCGATGGGACAGCGCACAGCTTCAGAACTGGGGTATGCCAGTCTGGAACCCAGCACCAGTGGAAACAAGCAGCACCAGCAAGTGCAAGAAGAAAGGCAAGGACGACCAAGAGGGCGACCCATTCGCAGGGGAACTACCTCCTGAAATCGAAGGTCAAGACTTAACCCCTGACGACTTGCCAACGATAATGGGCGATGGCGTTTTGCCACGTGAGAACTTAATCATTCACTACAAGCCAGCCGATGAGCCATTCCTTGCCAAGCTTCTGGGAGTTGATCATATTGACCGCATCGTCTGGAACTTTGATGAACTGAAACCAAGACAAGAAGGAAAGGAGGAAGACAATGGAGAAGAATAAAATCGAGAACATCAACCTGCACGACCTGGTGGAGAACCAAGACAACCCACGCAGCATTGAGCCACAGCAGATGCAGAAACTCGTTGAGAGTATTCTGACGTTTCCGAAGATGTTAAAGATGAGACCAATCGTCTGTAATGAGAACCGAGTTATCCTCGGAGGTAACATGCGCTTCCGTGCCCTGCTCAACATCGAGCAGATGGAAGACGAAGCTATCAAGGGAGCGATTGAAGCCGTTGCCGTGAAACTGACCGATGGAGAGAAGCAGCAGCTTTGCAGCCACTGGGAGAAGTGGAAGGCAGAACCAAAGGTCGAGGTCGTTATTGCTGACAGCCTATCCGACGAAGAGACGGACGAGTTCATCATCAAGGATAACGTCTATTTTGGCAGCTGGGACGAAGAGAAGCTAAAGGGAGCATTTGATGTGGACGATATGCAGCGATGGGGATTGAACCCCTGGGAAATCCAGCAGGAAGCCACGACCTACGAACCAGCAGAGGACGAAGAACAGCGCATCATCATCGTATACCGCAGCGAGGACGCACAAGCCGTGGCAGATATGCTGGGACTTGACGCAATCGAGAAGCGCAACTTTGACGTGGAAGAACTCAAAGAAAAACCCGAATAGTCGGAATTTTCGCGTTTAAGTCGGAGAAACTCTTGAAATGGATAAACTATCCGCTCGGAACAATTCAATCCGGCAGAGACGAAATTTAACAAAAATAACTCGAATATGAGAAAGACTTGTGTTTTCATAATTGGAACCAACGCCAGCGGAAAGAGCACCGTTGTCCGAAAGCTGATAGAAAGCTTTGGTGGAATCGAAAGCTATTCGAACGGAATAAGCAGCACCAGGGATGGAGTTGCATTTGCAGGGCGATACGATGTTAAGTACGGAGGTGTTGACAATCTGAACGGTACGACCATACTTCGTGACATCGTGAAGAAGGCACTTGAGAGCACCGACTGTATCATTTGCGAAGGGATGAGACTAAAATGCTGGGGTCCGAACTTGACGCACGCAATGTTCAATGCGGACAGACAGATTGTAATCTTCTTATACGCACCACTCGAAGAAATCCAAAAAAGGCTCGCAGAACGGTCGAACAAGACGTTGAGCAAGGATATTATCCGGGGACAGCGAGAATCGGCACATTCGGCAAAGAAATGGCAAACTGCGGGGTGTGACGTTGTAGCGATAGACACCACGGAGCAGACAGCAGACCAAATCGCAGACTTTATCATCAACAAAATAAATTCATGAGGATATGGCAGAACATTATGGCAACACGCCAAGAATAACATACGAGTTTCCCGACTGCTCAATGCCAATGGCTTTTGACACTTACAATAATTGCAGCTTTGGCTGTATGTATTGCTTTGCTCAGAACCAGCGAGGTATTGGCAGCAAGAAAAAGGAATACCTGCACAAGGAGGTTAAAGACGTGAGCGTTGAGCGCATCAAACGAATGTTCATTGACCCAGACAAGCACGGTGGAGACTTTGCGCCATACATCAAGGCTCGCAAGGTTATGCAGTGGGGAAGCATGAGCGACCAGTTCGACAACTTCGAACGGAAGTACGGAACGACACTGGAACTTTTGCGTTTCTTCAAGGATATAGACTATCCGCTTTGCTTCTCGACCAAGGGAGCGTGGTTCACCAAGGATGAGCGATATATGGACTTGATCAGAGGGCAGAAGAACTGGAACTTCAAGTTCTCAATCATCACCAGCGATGCAGAGAAGGCTAGAGTAATAGAGCGAGGGGTGGAAAGCCCACAAGCAAGACTTGAAGCCATCGAGCGCATCGCCAATGCAGGAGCAGGAGGTGCAACGCTGAGACTGAGACCCTTCATCATCGGAGTGAGCACGCCAACGTACCTCGACCTTATCAAGGAAGCATTCAACAGAGGGGCTACAGCTTTGAGCACCGAATTCTTCTGCCTGGAAACGAGAAGCCCGACATTGAGGGAATTGTTGCCTACCATCAGCAAGATGGCAGGTTTCGACATTCTCGCATTCTACAAGAAGTACAGCGTACAGTCCGGCTATCTGAGACTGAACCGCAAGGTCAAAGAACCGTTCTTCAGGAACATGAAGGAACTGTGCGACCAGCTGGGAATGCGCTTTTATGTATCGGACGCACACTTCAAGGAACTTTGCCACAACGGAAGTTGCTGCGGATTGCCGCCAACGTGGAACTACAGCAGGGGGCAGATGTGCGAAGCACTGAACATTTGCAAGCGCAAGGGATACGTGAGGTGGAGCGACATCAAGCTGGATGCATAGAACCTTTTGAGGGCGAGACTGGAGAAGGCGATGAACCTGGGAACAAGAGAGAAGTACTCGAAGTATTACACGATGAGCGCAGCCGACTACATGAAGTGGTGCTGGAACAATCCGCAGGCAGCGCACTCGCCATACAAGATGTTCGAAGGGGCAATGTTGCCAGCTGACGAACGAGACAGCGAGGGAAACATCGTATACAAGTACAACGGAGCGAAATTTTAAAATCAGAATCGTATGCCACAAGGTAATAACAACAAACATCGAGCGCAGAAAATCGACATCGAGAACCGCCTGCAGATTATCGCACCCCTATACCGCAAGGGATGGACGGAGCGAGAAATCACGGCAGAGGTGAGGAAACGGCTCGACAGACCGAAATACAATCAAGCGCACTGCGACATTCAGCGGTTATTGAAGGAGTGGAGGGAAGAGAGACTGACCGACACGGACGAAAAGATAACAAGCGAGGTGGCAAGGTTGAAGCTGGTAATACGTGAAGCCTGGGAAGCCTGGGAGAAGTCGAAGGAAGACTACCACTTGCAGAAATCAACCCAGCATGGACAGCCTTTATTTGATGAGCGAGGAAAGCAGATTTCAATCGAGACCGTCAAGGCGATAATGTACGATGCCGAGAAGCGAGGATTCGGAGAACCACGCTACCTCGACATCATCATCAAGGCAGAGACGCAAATCTGCAAGCTGCTCGGACTGGATAAGGTCGTGCTTGACCTGAACGCAGGATTCCAAGGCGGTATCGAGGTACGCTACATCAACTCGGGACACCAGTGCGCATCCAGCGAGCAGGAAGTAATCGAGCGTGAGGGATTGGATAAAGAATAATTTTTTTACCATAATTTTGTTTTAAGTTTTATTGTTTGTAAGAATGGCACTATTTGACGTTATTGGTGAACTGTATGCCCCGAATGCGGACGTGAAGCCAAGGTTTCTAGTAAACCAAGGAGGCACGTCCTCGGGGAAGACATACACCATTATGCAGCGTCTTATAGTGCTTTCTTTTGAGCATCCAAGGGTAATTATCACGGTGTGCGGTCAAGACCTTCCGAACCTAAAGGTGGGAGCCATGCGAGACCTCGACACCATCCTGCACACAAGGGCAGAGTTACTGGACTGGTTCAAGAACAATAAGAGCGACAGCAGCTACCGAGGAAAGAACGGCTCAATCATCGAGTTCAAGAGTTACCAGGATGCGCAGGACGCTAAGAACGGTAAGCGTGACTATCTGTTTATTAACGAGGCAAACGGTGTGCCCTACGAAGTGTTTTGGCAGCTTGCCATTCGAACCCGAAAGCAGGTGTTCATCGACTACAATCCAAGCGCAAGGTTTTGGGTGCACAACAACATCATCGGCAGGGATGATTGCAGATTGATCCTAAGTGACCACCGAAACAACCGATTCCTGACAGAGCAGGAGCACAAGAAAATTGAAGAGATTGATGACCCCGAACTGTGGCGAGTATATGCGCGTGGACTGACCGGAAAGATAACCGGGCTTATTTTCACCAACTGGGGCATCGTTGACAAGCTGCCACCAAGGGAGGAGTGGAAGATGGATTGCAGGGGTATGGACTTCGGATTCACCAACGACCCAACTGCGCTGGAGCACGTTATATTGGCGCACGGAGAGTTATGGGTGGACGAAGAAATCTACCAGCCTGGAATGACGAACGATGACATCGCAGACCGATGCAAGGAACAAGGACGGACGAAACGAGACCTTATCATTGCGGATTCGGCAGAGCCTAAGAGCATTCAGGAGATACACAACCGAGGGCTGTGGATAATCGGCAGCACCAAGGGAGCGGACAGCATCAACAACGGCATCGACATCTTGAAGCGTTTCCGCATCAACATAACCAGACGCAGCCACGGCATCATCGGGAACATGCAGCAATACAAGTGGAAGAAGTCAAGGGATGGAGAGACAACGAACCAGCCTATAGACGCATTTAACCACGGCATAGACGCAATACGATACGTAGCCTTGAAGAAGTTATCCGTAGCAAGCCATGGAACGGCTAGGGCGCACGTATTAAGGCAAAGATAACGACAAAAAATATAAAGCGTATGGATAATAACACTACATTCAAGTACTGGCTGGCAGTTGCTAGGCACACCAGCTACAAAATCGGCAAGCAGCCACGACCAGCGTTTGTCGGAGGGAAACAAGTGCCCGACAATCTCAACCAGCTATCCATCGGGCAGTTGATTGACCTTTCCCAGCTATCAGACAGCGAAGAAAGTCTGTATCAGATAGTGACAACCGTCCTCGGTCTGAGCCACAAGGAAGTGGAGCAGGCTAGGGCGGTTGATGTCGTTATGCTCATCGGCTGGGTAACAGCAGAGGTCGAGCGCATCAACAAGCTCTTCGAGAGCACAGACACAGCGAAGCCAACGAGACTGGAGAAGGAGGCAGGCATCGATACCCTGCGGTTCGGACTATTCGGCATGCTGGACTGGTATGCGGTAAGGATGGGCATCAGCGACCACGACCAAGTATTAAAAACACCATGGCTTCGCATCTACAAGTGCATGGAAATGGACAACAAGAGAAGCGTGTACGAGCGGAACCTGCAGAAGTTGCAGGCAGAGGAAATGAAACGTAAATCTAGATAATTATGGCAACAATAAGAGAAACATTAAAGCAGTTGGCAGCAGACACGCTGCCAGACTACACCTACCTATTCGAGGATTGGGACACAGCGGACGCCAAGCTAGAGAAACTAAGCTATCCGGCAATTGTCTGCATCATCCCAGCCAGCGGCACGACAGAGATACGCAACGGCAGAGTATACGACACCGTGAACGTAGCCCTGGCGTATCTCGATACCGTACCGAGGGCAGCGGAAGGAGAAGACAACGGAGAGTGCATCGACCGAATGAAGGTGGCAGGGGCGAGGATGATACGAGCCATCAACCAGTCGCACCAGTTTGAACCATTGGAGGGGCAGCAGTACTACGAGACCATCATCGAGCGACTGAGCACGATCGTGTCTGGCGTAATGTACTCCCTTCAGCTGACACAGAGCATAGGAGGGTGCGAGGTATGAGCAAGGGAGGTATTCAATTCGACCCCAAGGCGGCATCGCTCATCATGCGTGAGGAAGTGTGGAGAGCACGGCAGCTTATCATCAACCACATACGTATCAACGGACAGAACGCATCGGGGCGCACTATAGCGAGCCTAAAGGTGGAGCAGCCCAGCGAGGACGAAACCATCCTCTGGGGACACAAGCCATTCGGGGTGCTTGAGACCGGACGAAGGGCAGGAAAGATACCATACAGTTTCCGTGGCATCATCAGGCAGTGGATGAAGGACAAGGGACTGCACGGCAGACCTATCCCCTATAAGACCCAGCGACAGCACAAGTATACACCACAAGAGCGTGGCGACATGAGCATGGCAGGAGCCATCGCCCATACCATCGCCAACAAGGGTTCTAAACTGCACCGGACTGGCGGCAGGGCTGACGTATACAGCAACGTCGTGCCCGACACGATGAAGCGGCTCGGACAGCGACTTATTTCATTAATCCATCTTTCGGTGGGAAGTATCAAACTAAACAATTAGACGGTATGAGACAGACAGTGAACAACGGATATATTTTTTTCTACCCCGATGAAGTGTGCTTCGCCTTCTTGCCTTGCATCATCAGAGTGATTGGAAGCAACCTATCGTGTATTGAGGTAATAATCAGATGGGGCAAAACGGAACGAGCCTACAATGTGGAGGCGTTCAACGGAAAGTGTATAACAGACTTCAAAGCATACGTGCAAGCCTTTTTCGATGGACGCATCAATGCAGGCGTGGACTGGACGACAAACTATGACGTCAATAACTTATCCCAGCACATAAGAGTTGAGGTTAACGCATACGATGACAGAGACGGACAGCTTGCGAGCATCGAATTCACTACGAACGTAGTATGGGGTGCGCCAAGGTTCGGGGAGACCTGGAACGGCTACAAACGCCTTACGTGGTTCACCAACTATCCGTTCTCTTTTGGTATGTATTTAAGTAAGGCGGACACCAAACTGCTTATAGGTTACGAGGGAGCACCCAACAAGCTGCTTGAGATTCCGACCACCGACATGATAGACTTCAATGCAGCCATCTTACCAAGCGGTGCAAGGTACTGGAACATCTATGACTACGATGGAGAGATTCAGCAGAGAACGTTTGACAATACTTTCGACCTTACTTTCTGCCTATCTGCCGGTGGCAAGCAGTCACTATTGCTGCGCATTGACAGAGACGATACCGAGAGCGGCATCTATCTGCGTTGGATTGACCGACACGGATTCATTCGCTATTGGCTATTTGCGTCTGGGGAGGAAACGAGAGAAATAGCCAGCGACCTGAGTTTCATACGCAACAATCTGTGTGGATACAGCGACATATACGGCTACGTTGGCGACAGCGGAAGAAGGCAGGGATACGAGCGCACGGATTCAATCAAACTTTGTGCCCCGTTGGTTGACAGTGATACGTTCGATATGCTGCAAGACCTAGCCAGCAGCCCAGTCGTTGACATGTACCTCGGGGGAGACTGGATGAACGAGGAAGACCAGTGGACGAGCGTAACAATCAAGGCAGGAAGCTACACGAAGAGCACAGCTTGCTTGCAGGATTTCGTGTGCGAAATGATAATAAATAACATTAACGTTCAGAGATTATGACAGACCAGCAACTTTATATAGACGGTGTTTTGATGGATTTGCCGGAGAGCACCGATGTGGTGCTCGACATTAAGAGCAACCTTTTTCGTGACGTCACGAAAATGACCTCGAACTACACGTACACCATCCAGCTACCACGGACGGTGCACAACCTTTCTGTATTGCAGCAAGCGGACAGACCGAAGAGCGGCAGCAGATACCCTTTTATTTTCCACCAGTGCAGTTATTTCCGTGGAGGCGTACAAATTATCAAGGACGGACGATTGAACGTTCTGAGCATCGAGGAAAGCATCGAGGTTTCAATCTACTGGGGTATAATGCCAGCGTTCACGAAGCTACTGGAGAGCGGAATGAAACTGAACGAACTGGGAGTGACAGACAGAGTGCTTTTTGAAAAGTACAACACACCGAACACAAGGGAGGAAGCTGTGAGCAAGGGGATATTCTTTGCTTATTACAATCCATACCGAATTGAGAGCAAAGATAACTTTGGTATTAATCTGGTGCAGAGGAATAAATATACCACGACACAATACCCGCCTAGCCGTGGACGCATCAGAACTGGCGCAGAGGTCGGAAAGTACATCAGCGGAAATATAGAGAGCGCATCGGACACGATTTGTGCTCTCATCCCCTTCTTGCCATCATCAACGGCAAATGTGCAAGCGCAAGGAAAGGGCGATTATAGAAGCTATGCAGTACTGGATAAGTACATGCGGGTTATATCCGTGAGCGGAGAAGATGAGACGCTGGAAGTATACACCATCAGAGGAGAGGCTAGAGCTGCATACCTCGTAGTGAATGCACCTGCCGAATATTACAGCACTCTGTCGCTATCAGTTACCGGGCTGACACCTATGCACGAAATGATAGATGGCGATAATAAGGAGGATTTCGTAGGCGATGATGTGGCGGTGGATGAATATAAAACGTCCCCAAAATTCTTGCAGCCATGCGTGACCGTAAACTGGCTATTGTCAAGGATAGCGAGGAAGTCGGGCGTATCTTTCGTTTGGCAGGATGATGAAGCAAAGAAGATGTTGAACAACCTCGTTGTGCCTATAATCAACAACAAGGCAGACGACAAGACAATCATCGGTAATCTGACCGCAGACGTTAAGAGCCGTGACGGACTGGGAGCACTTTCCTTTTCCGTCAACAACTCATTGACGTCAGTCACACCAAGCACTGGCAGTGATGTACAGAAACTGACGATAACGAAGGATTGCGAACTGACCTTTGATGTGCAAGTGCAATACTACGTCAGACATCAGTTTGATGACGCAGCGGAGATTCAGTTGCCTATGGGCGTGAAAATGACCGTGACAACGCCAAGCACTACTGGAGGTGAGGCATCCACGCAGGAATACGAGTTCGGAGATTTGAAATACGAGGATGGGCAGATGAAGTTACCGGTCGTACTACGCAGATATGCTATCGATGGCTATCTTTATTTACTTTCGGCAGGAACGAACACAATATCGCTAAAGAAGGACGATGTACTGACGTTTGAGACTATCATGCACGGACCGGATGCGGGCGAAACTAACCCACCATCCGTTTACAGCGGCAAAATCACAGCGAGAGTCAAGATTGGAGATAGCGTGCCGATTGGGGGAAGTTTCCCTATCGGCATAAATCTACCTGAAATCGAGGTAACAAGCTTCATTAAGTTCCTAGCTTTGATAACTGGCTCGTTCCCTAGGCAACTGACCAACAGCACGCAAGTGCAGTTTATCATGTTTACCAGAGTTTGGGCAAACAAGGCGAACGCCTACGACTGGAGCGGAAAACTCATTCCGTATGATCGCCAAGGGTCACCACGAAAAAGCGAGTATTCCATTTCTGACTACATGCAACACAACCGCTACAAGTGGAAGGAAGACGAAGAGACAACCGGGGACTATGATGCAGACCTCGTAATCAGCAACCAGACTTTGGGCTATGAGCAGGACACATGGACGCTACCTTTTGCAGCCAGCGATGACAACCGCATACCGATAAGAACACTTGATTCTTTCGGCATGAAGAATGGTGGAGAGTATAAGGGATGCAAGGAGCGGATAATGACGCTAAGAGATGATAAGGAGCAAGCTGCACTTCGATTTGGTATTGACCTTCAGAACATATTCGATACGAAGTACAAGCAGCTTGCAGCAAGTATCGCCAGGGCGCACGTAATCACGGAACGGCTCAATCTGTCGGACTTGGATATTCTGGATTTTGACGAAACGAAGCCAGTGTACCTTGCCCAGTATGGAGCCTATTTTGCGGTTCTCGAAATCAAGACAACAAACAGCGGATACTGCGAGGTTACAATGATAGAGTTGAACAACTAAAAGACAAAAAACTATGGTAAGTGAAGACAAACAGCAGATACTTGACATCAAGGTCAAGTACGAGGATGCAATCTATGGCATCATCAGATACAAGGAGAAGATAGACCAGCTAAAGCAATCCATCAAGGACTTGCAGCAGCAGGAAAAAGACAAGACCATCACGACAAACGAAATGAAGGTTCAGACGGAAGCCATCAACGCAACCATCAAGGAGTACCAGTACAACGTTCGTGCCTTGCAGAAGGAGATCCAGAACAACGTGCGCACAGAGAACGAGCAGGAGGGCAGTTTGAAGCAGTTGCGTGCCCAGCTATCCAATGCCACCAAGAAATACGATGAAATGGCGAAGGCAGAACGTGAGGGAGCGAAGGGGCAAGCCCTAGCCCAGCATATAAACGAGATAACTGACAAGTTGAAGTTGGCTGAGGAGGAGACGCAACGATATTATCGCAACGTTGGCAATTACTACAACTCGATGATGCAAGCAGCAGATGACCTGCAGGGGACGGAGTTCTTTGGTATGGATATTGTCAATGATACAGAGGTTAGCAACATCATCAAACTGGCGCAGAATATGGATGGACTGACAGACAAGCTGAAGGCGTTCGGTAAGACCGCAATCGGCTTGGTTATGAATCCATATTTTGCTGCACTCGCTGGCGTTGTCGGTGTTGGTATGACATTCAAGTGGTTCTATGACTACAACAAGGGATTGATGGAAGCCACACGACTGACAAAGGAATTCACCGGGTACACCGGGGAAGCATTGGAGACGATGAGGAACAGCATCGCAGCAACAGCCGATTCGATGGGCAAAGATTTCAATGACGTGCTCGCAACAGCTGACAACCTCATGGCGAACTACCACCTATCGGGAGAGGAAGCGATGAAGGTTATCAACGATGGCTTTGCAAGCGGTGCAGACCTATCGGGCGATATGCTCAACAAGATACAGCAATATGCGCCTACCTTCCACGATGCAGGTATCGGCGCAGACCAGCTTGTGGCGATATTGCAGCAGACCCGAAGCGGCATCTTTAGCGACAAGGGTCTAGACATTATCACGATGGCGAGCAAAAAAATCCGTGAGATGAGCAGCGGCACGGCTTCCAGCCTTGATGCTATCGGCATTTCCAGCAAGCAGGTGCAGCAAGACCTAGCCAACGGCACGAAAAGTACCTTCGATGTTATCCAAGAGGTCAGCACAAAGATGAAGAACTTCGGAGCGGACAGCCAGCAGGTGGGCGATGTTCTGAAAAACGTCTTCGGAAAGCAGGGAGCGCAAGCAGGTATTCAGCTCATCGAGCAGCTAGACACGATGACAACAGACATCGAAGAAGTGAAGAAGCAGACCGGAGAGTGGGGAGAGACCCAGCTGGAGAACATCAAGCTGCACAAGGAACTGAACAGCTATCTTTCATCGATGTTCGATATGAGCCAGCACGGATTCGAGGAGATGATCGAGAAGGGCAAGATGTTCGGCACGAAGATTCTCATCCAGATAATGAAGGGTTTGTTCAACACCATCAACTACTTCATCGACTGGTACAATGAGAGCCTTCTGTTGCGAGGGATAATCAATGCGATAGGCACAAGTTTCCGCTTGATGTGGAACGCAATCAAACTCGTATGCAATCTCGGAATAGACGCATTCAAAAGGATGGGCTTTGCAGCCAAGGGCATGCTTGATATTCTCGAAGGTATCGTTACATTCGACCTATCCAAGGCACAGAAGGGATTCAAGGAGATATTCGACATAACCGGCACAATCAAGGAAGTGTGGCATGACATCAAGAACGCTGGTATCGAGATAGGAAACTCATTCGCTGACGGATTCGAGAACACCGTGAACGGAAGACTGAACCATCTGAAACTTGCGAACCTAGATGGTGGAGCGACCAGCAGCGAGCCAGCAAACGGAAACAAGGGAACGACACCAGCAGCAGCCAAGGGCAACACCACCAAGACCAAGGCACAGAGAGCCAAGGAAGAAGCGGAAGCCAAGGCAGAAGCAGAGCGCAGGAAGAAGCAGGAGAAAGAATTGCAGGCACAGATTGCACTTATCCAGTTTCAGTACAACGAGCAAGTAATGGACGCAAAGAAGCGATACCTTGCAGGCATGTACGACAACGACCGAGACTACAGCAACGACCTCGAACAGCTGGAGAAGAACATGGTGGCACGAAGCATTGACGCATACGTGGCGGCTGGTGAGATAGGAGCGGAAAAGGCGCAAGAAATGCAGGCTAAGCTACTCGACATCATGATAAAAGCGAAAGCGGACATCAAGAATCAAGCGAAGGAGATTGTGGACGAACTCAACAAGGAGTTCGAGGAAGCAGAGAAGAAGCGAAGGGATGCGGACATCATGAACGGTGGCACTGGAGAGGAAGACGATGCAGCCAAGCTGGAGAGATACAAGACTTTCCTTCAGAGCAAACTGGACGCATACAAGGACTATGCAGCCGTGCAGGAACAGCTCCAGAAAGACCTGAGCGATACTAACGTGGAAATACAAAAGACTGAGAATGATAAAAAGAAGCAGTTGACAGAAGAACAACTTCAAAACATGAAAAGCTATATTTTGGCAGTTGGAGATGCTTTTGTCGATTTCTTTAATAGTGAAGATAAATCTTTTCATTCTTTTCTGAAATCTTTACTTAGCTCTTTGCTGGATGCCGTAGAGATAGCCATGGAGGCACAATACATTGAAATCCTAGGAAGAGGCTTAGCTAAACTCGGATGGGCAGGCGTGGCAGACGCAGCAGCGAAACTCGCATTGCTTAAAGCAGCATTCGCAGGAGCGAAAGCACTCGTCAAGGGATTCTCCACTGGTGGATACGTCCAAGGCTCTGGAACCGGAACCAGCGACAGCATCCCGGCAAGGCTCTCAAATGGCGAGAGCGTAATGACCGCCAAGGCGACTTCGATGTTCAGCCCGATATTATCCGCATTCAACCAGCTAGGCGGTGGTGTTCCTATCGTAGTTAACAACGGAGGCAGCAACATCGGTATGGATATGCTGGCGGCAGCTGTAGCAAGAGGGTATCAGATGGCTCCACAGCCAGTAGTGAGCGTTGAGGAAATAAACCGAACCCAGCGTAGAGTGCAGACGATAGAGAATATCGGCAGGATTTAAAGTGTAGTTATTTATTCAAGATTTGCGTTCTGAGCGGTTTTCGCTTAAAGGTGGTAAGGTTACACACCAAAGGCAATAAAAGCCGCTTAGAACGCAAAATTTCGGCTTGTTTAGAAAAATTAACTGCTTACGAGATAAACATATTGAAAAATATCGTATCTTTGCAGAGTTTTAAAACTTAAAAAATCACGATTCAATGGCAAAACTCAGAATATACAACGACATCGACAGCCAAGACAATAAGTTCTGGTATCAATGGTGGGGAGGCGATTGCGTATGTTTCCAGGATATAGATGCTTTTGCGGCAAGCATACCGAAAGACGATGATTCAATCGATATGCGCATCTTCTGCAATGGCGGCTCTGTGGTCGAGGGTTGGGCGATATATGACCGACTGCGACAGAGCGGAAAGAAGATTTCCTGCACCGTTGAGGGCAAGGCAGCATCCATGGCAACAATCATCATGCTCGCAGCACCAAAGGAGAGCCGCAAGGCATACGAGAACGCTGCCTTCCTCCTGCACAACCCATGGGTTCCCGGCTGGTGTTTGGGCGACCAGCTGAACGCAAAGGACTTGAAGAACCAGAGCGAGGAAATGCAGATGTGGCAGGATAAGATGGTGGACGCATACGTAGAGCGGTGCGAGTGCGACCGGGAAGAAATTCAAGCCTTGATGGATAAGGACATCTTCATCAACACCAGCGAGGCTTTGCGCCTAGGTCTTATCAGCAGCACCGTTTCAGCACTCAGCGCAAGCGCATCAAAACGCAACATAGAAAATTTTATTAATTCAAAACAACAAAATCCAAAAGCAATGGAGAAGAAAACAGAAGTAAAGGCTTCTCTCCTCGACAAGATTCTCGCTAAGTTGGGCGTGAAGACACTGGAGGAAGCAGAGCAGGTGGTGGAAGAGCCACAAGCCAAGGCAGAGCCAAAGGCGATGGAACTCAACACAGCAGACGGACAGACACTGACCGTAGAGCGTGAAGAGGGAGATCCACAAGTTGGCGACAAGGCAAGTCCGGACGGAACGTTTGAAATGCCCGATGGCAAGACAATCGTTGTCGAGGACGGTGTAATTACCGACATTCAGACCGCAGACAACACCGACAATGAGGGCGGTGAAGGCGGTGAGGGCGGCAGCGCATCAAGCACCGACAACGACACCGTAGCCAAGTTGCAGCAGCAGGTAGCAGCACTCAAACAGCAGTTGAACGACACCAAGGCACAGCTGGCAAGCGCGCAGAAACTTGCAAAGAGCAAGGAAGACATGCGCATCCTGAATGCGGTGAAGATGGCAGGAGGTGCAGAGAAGGTGCTGGCAGGCTACAGCAGCCACTACCAGCCAGCGCAGAGACAGCCAAGCGGCAAGGGCGCAGGCGACAACGTGAACGCTGTCGAGGAAGGCAAGAACGCCATCAAGGAGAGACTTGCCAAGCTCCACAAAAAGGGCAAGAAGTAACCAAGTATTAATTAAATCAGAAGAAAATAATGGCAGGATTTACAAAACAGCAGCTTGAGAACCTTAAACTCGAGCCGGAAAACCTCGCAAGCATCAAGGATGCCGTGCAGGAAACCTTCTACAACGATGAAGATTTCTCTTCATTCGTGAACATTCAGAAGGTCAAAGAGAAAGACCCTATCGCTCTTCTCGGAGAGATGGAAATGGTCGGTAAGAAGGGTGGCGGTTGCGACCCTACCTACGAAGAGAAGGGCATCGCCAACTCTCAGAAGCGTTGGGAACTCGGACAGTGGGAGATTCCTATTAAGATTTGCTACGAGGCATTGAAGGGAACCATCGCTGAGTATTCATTGAAGACTGGTACAGCCATTGGCGACCTCACCAGCACCGACTTCATGACAATCTATGCCGATGCACTCCATCGAGCCATGCTGCAGATGATTTGGCGTTTCGGCTGGTTGGGTGACAAGGAGGCAGCATTGGCAGGTGCAGGTGGCGGCAAGCTGACAGCAGACTTAGATGTCAGTAATTTCAACGTCTGCGATGGTCTGTTCAAGCGCATCTTTGAAGCCACAGCGACCAAACATACAGCCATTGCAGCCAACAGTGAGACCACGGCAGCATTGCAGATTTCTGCATTGCGCAAGAATGGTGCGGCTACTACACTTGTAGACACCATCCTGATGGATGCAGACACACGTATCGTTGACGACAGCGATGCCGTATTGCTCATGACACGCTCGCTTGCTGACGCATTGACCTACGACCTCAAGAAGACCTACCACGACATCATTCCCTGGGAGAAGTTGTTCGATGGCTTCGAAGTAGCGACCTACAACGGAGTGAAGATTGCACGTGTCGGCATCTGGGACAGAATGATTAAAGCATACGAGAAGGGCGAGACGACAGTCAACCTTCCACACCGTGCGGTATTCTGCAACCCTAAGCACCTTATGATTGGTACAGACGCAGACAATTTAATCAGCGACCTCGACATCTGGTTCGACCAGAAGGAGCGCAGGAACTATCTTTATGCTACCGGTAAGATTGGCACGGCTCTCCTCGAAGAGGACATGATCCATGCAGCTTACTAATCGCTCCAAATTTTCAGTTTAGTATTAAGTTATTTTGACAATCCTCAACACCCACAAAACGGTGTTGGGGATATAACAATTTAAAACGAATTAATATGGCAACAACTTGCGAGAGCCTTATCGCCCAGGACATCATCATCCCTTGCGAAGACCAAGTTACGAAGGGACTGGAGGGCGATGGACTTATCATCAACCGAGACGACATTGACTTCACCAAGTCCGTTGTAGCGGGCAATATAATTAAAACATTAGTTTTGAAGACTGGCAAGAAAGCATACGCTATCCGGCAGGAAGGCAGCAAGCCATTCACTGGAACCAAGACCGAGCTGACCGTTGGCACGTATCGCAACAGCTGGAAGAACACCGTAGCAGTCGTGGTATTGGCTAACACACCTGACGTTTGCGCCAATATCATTGACGGACTGGCGAATGGAAAGTTCGTTATCATCCTTCGCAACCTCTCTAAGGGAGCGGAAGGAAAGGCAGAGTATCAGGTATTCGGATATGCGCAGGCACTGAAGGCAAGCGCAGGCGAGAACGACAAGTACTCAGACGATACCGAGGGCGGCTGGCTTATCACGCTGGAAGAGGAGAGCGTACCAAAGGCAGCTTACTTCTTCTTTGACACCGACAGCGAGACAACAGCAGCCAAGTATCAGAGCCTTCTGACGGAAGCAGCAGCGTAGCCTATGACATACAAGGAAGCAACAGCCAAGGTCGGGGAGTTGAAGGCACGTTTCGACAGTCCCTTTGATGCAACTGACAAGGCAGTTATAGAAACTCTATATTTCGAGGTAACACGCAAGCGTTTTGTTCCGACAACCTGCCAGCAGTGTTACCACGATGCTTTAATCGAAATTTATCTAAAACTCAAAAAAGAAAAGGCAATGCCACAAACATGTAATTACGCAATGAAGGCAGGTTTTATCATTTCCTGCCCGGACTTCTACCATGGTAAGATTTTCACGAACGAGAACCTGACCGACAAGGTAGCGCATGAATATCTGACGAAGTACCCACACATGGAAAGCTACTTTCAGAAGATACCCAGTGATGAACTCATCGAGAACAAGCAGCCGCCAGCAGACAGCGAGAACAAGCAGCCGCCAGCAGACAGCGAGAACAAGCAGCCGCCAGCAGACAGCGACAGCGGTGCAGATGATACCGCAGGGAAAGATCCTGCCGAAAAAGCAGCAGGCATCGACAAGAAGAAAGACCTCGACCAAGCCGAGAAAGCAGGCAAGGAAGAGTAACAAAACAACAAGTAAAACGACACAAGCAGTATGAACGTTAAGACAGTTAAGAAGCCAAAGCGAAGAGTTGATATTGGCTACGTCAGCCGATTCAAGATGCAGGCATACGGATATGATAATCTTTATCCGCAGAACCTCGCACGCATCACTGAAGCCAGCGGTACGGCAATGCTGTGCCTTAACCGATATGCCCGATTCATTGAGGGCTACGGCTTTGATAGCGACATTCTAGCAGCGTTGGCGATGAACCCACAAGGGGACACGGCAGACGATTTGCTCCGGAACGTAGCGCAAGACCTCGCACGCTTTGGAGGCTTTGCCCTTCATGTAAACTACAACGTTCTAGGGCAGGTGTCGAGCGTGAGCCACGTACCCTTTGAGAATTGCCGCCTTGAAGAGACGGACGACAAAGGGAACGTGGCGCACGTCTTGCTGCATCCAGACTGGGAGCAGAAGAAAACGAGGAACGGAAAGCGGTTGATGGTGAACGAGAAGACAATCGAGCGCATCAACGTCTTCAACCCCGACCCGGACATCGTTCTCGAACAGATTGAGAACGCTGGCGGCATCGACAGCTACAAGGGACAGATTCTGTGGCAGAGCCTAGACGGAAAGTTCATCTATCCGACAGCCAGCTACGATTCTGCCATCACGGAGATTTCGACCGATGAGGGACTGGGTAACGTCAAGATGCGAAACGTCCGCAACAACTTCCTCGTATCGTGTATGCTCGTAACCAAGAAGGGCGTGCCTAAGTTCAACGAGGAAGGCGAAGAGGTGGAGAGCGGACAGATGATTTCCGATGAAGACCTTTTGCAGTTCCAAGGGGACGAGAACACAGCGAAGATTCTTGCTGTCGAGGTGGAGAACGAGGAAGACGAGCCGAAGGTTGTCGCCTTCCCGACAAAAAACTTCGACAAGGAGTTCAGCGTGACCGACAGCAGCGTTATCGAGCGAATCTACGCACAGTTCCATCAAGAACTCTTCTACTCAATTCGTATTGGCAAGCTGGGATTCAGCGGACAAGTTATGCAGGACGCTTACGAATACTATGCAGGCGAAGTGACGACCGAGCAGCGTTTCATCGAGCGAGCCTTCAAGAAGATTTTTAAGAACTGGCAAGACCCAGCCATTCAGAACCTAGACCCCAAGCTACAGCCGTTGAAGTATATCAGCAGCGAGGTGGCAGGGAACAACACGATAGATTGATTGAGCCTATGGGAGAACAGAGAAAACAACTTATCACGGTTGATCAGTTCCGAGAACTGGCACGACCGACCAGCACACACCTTGATGAGGATGATGTGAACGCATACATTCGGGAATGCGAAGATGCGAACATCATACCAGCCATCGGGTATGAGCGGTTCAAGGCAGCGACCGAGCAGGGAGAGTGGGGCGATTCAGTATTGCCCGATTTCCAGCCTGCAACTTTCCTGGACGGTGGCGAATACACCACCAAGAAGAATGGAGATTGCAGCCAAGAAGAAACCAAGGTGCAGAAGTACACCAGCGGAATACGCAAGGCACTCGCTTACTTCACGTATGCGAGGTTTTTTCGTGCCGATGGCACAATTATAAGCCGAGCAGGTGGAATGCGCCACAGAGACGATTATTCAGACCATGTTCAAGACGTTTCAAGCAACAAGCAGTACAACGACATCATGGATATGGCAGAAAGATATTTATCAGATGCTCTCGAGTATCTCAAGGCATTCACCTCGAAAGGAGAAGTGAAGGCACAGCGAGGAACAAGGGCACACATTCACGCAATAGGCAACTAAAAGCATATAAGTTATGAACGAGGATATTCAAAAAATGCTCCGTATGGCAGAGCTGATACGAGATGCAACGCAGGTTGGAGAAAACACAGCGGTGCGTGTCGGCACGGAAATTTACGACATCGTTGTCGAGTTAAGCAGGATGCTTGCCATGATGGACGATAAACTGGAGAACGATGCGGTCGTTAGGATTATCAAGAGTGAACTCGCCAAGATAACAATAACGGAAGCGCAAATTGCGGATGGGGCGATAACGGCAGCGAAGCTTGCCGATGGCTCTGTAAAGAACAGACACCTAGCATCCAATTGTGTGACCTCAGATAAAATACAACCGGGAGCGGTCAAACACGACCATCTGACCGAGGACTGTATATCAACTGGAAACATCAGAGACGGCAGCGTGACAGCAAAAAAACTCGGCACGGATATCTACAAGGATATCGCAAACAAAGTGACCGACATCGTGACGAAGGACTTCCCTCCAGCAATCACGGAGGAACAGATAACAGATATTACTAGTAAATAACAATTTAAAACAATAGATTATGCAATTTTTAGACGCAATAGGCTTAGCCTATTTCTGGGAGAAGATTAAAGCTTCGTTCGTCAGCACTAAAGGAGAAAGTGTAATTAATACGGATGACGATAATTCTGGACTGTCAGTCCAGAATATAGGCTCTGCAACTACAACTCTTACGCCATCAGGCTTCGTCTCTTATAATTATATTGGTGACGAACGTGATATGGTTGCCCGTCTTCAATATGGGGATTTGCTATTAAGTAAAATACACCTAAAACACGGAACTTCTTCGCAGATCCTTATCGCCGATGGCTCTACCAAGACTATTAATGCAGCCAACGGCATTTGTGGACTTGATGCCAACGGAAGAATCCCGCTCGCACAACTTGGCAACCTCGATACATCTTTGTTCAAGTTGGTAACCAGCCTTCCTTCATCGGGCGAGAGTAACAAGATATACATCGTTAAGGACGGAAGCGATGCCAACGATGTGTATCAAGAGTATTACTATACCAATGGTGCGTGGGAAAAAATCGGTACTCACACCGTGAAGGTCGATTTAACGCCTTACGCCAAAAAGACGGAAGCGGTAAAAAATGTGGTTTTCAGAGGTGTAGAATCCGATGGGTCATCTACTTCAAACACTTCAATTCGAAATCTTGTATATACACTAGGTGATGGGAGGGTGAAAGTAGCGGATGTACCTCTTGCTGAACCCAGAACTACTGGGGGAAGACCTTATCCTGGTCAAAACGGCTTCATGAGAGCCTCCGATAAGGCTAAGCTAGATGGCATTGCGGATGGTGCAAACAATTACACCCTGCCTACTGCCAGTGCATCGGTGTTGGGTGGTATTCTTATAGGTTATGGTACAAGCGGTCGTAATTATGCCGTCCTGCTAGATGGAAGCGGTAAGGCTTATGTTAATGTTCCGTGGACTGATACAAACACCACCTACGACTTGTCGCCTTATGCTAAGACGGCAGACGTAAACAAGGCACTGGCAAAAAAGGTTGACGTGGTAAGCGGGAAGGGGCTTTCGACCGAAGACTTCACGACAGCACTCAAAACCAAGTTGAACGGCATCGCCACTGGCGCAACAGCAGACAGTGCAATCCCAATATCGGTAATTGATGCATTAAATTAGAAAGGGGGTTTATATGAATTTCTTAGATAAAAGTGGACTACTGTATCTTTGGACGAAAATAAAAGCAAATTTTGGTACAACTATTGTTAACAATACTGCGTTAAATTAATATTTAATCGTCTGTAAATCAA